TTTGTGTCAATTTTCAGTTTAGCGAATGTTTCTGTCAGACCAGTCACATCTTGTCTGACCTCTGATTTCGTCGCAAATCCGTCCATCTGGCCAGTCATACGACTCAACATTTCGTCTGTTGTCCTACGATATTCAGAAGTCGTATTGATTTCTTTCTTTAAGTTTCTGTCGATTTCTCCTAAAAGATTGTTTGTGATTTCACCTGTGCTTTCAAAATCTCTTTTAAGTCTATCAATCCTTATTCTGGTTTTTCTTCCAATCAAAAGAGCTTCATCGATAAGTGATTTGTTGGCACCAGATTTTTCCAAAGCTTCTTCAGCTTTGCGGTTAGCTTCTGCGATACTAGAAGTATCAAAACTGTTAAATCTTTGGTCGATGGTGTCAGATAGTTGACGCTTGACCTCTTCAGCTCTGGCTTTTGCAGCATTCAGGCCATCAGTAAATTGGTTGACCAATTCCTCTTTTTTACGGTCAAAATCAAGATCCGCATTTTTGAGCTCTCTTGCTAACTGTTGCTCGAAATTGCTTTGAAGTTGTTGGGCTTCACCCTTGACGGCATCACTCACTGCGTTGCCAATTGCATTCGCAAGACCTGACTGGAATTGACCGAATCCGATAGATTTCAGTTTTTTGGCCATCGGCGAATAGGTGTACTTGGTGATTTTCTTGCGCACATCCAGATTGTAGATCTCATAAAACAGGCTCACAATGTCATATATCTGGACAGGCACGTCACTCTGGCCAACGACCTCAAGCTCAAGCCTATCTTCCATCATGTCACAGAGCGATGTCTTGAAATACTGCTCGCCATATTTTCGCAAGCTCGCTTCATCTTTCACGTCCTCATCGTTAACCTCAATCACATCTTCGTAGATTTGACTGTACTTGTTAATGAGCGGACTATCCACGACTACGGAAAACTTGCGGTCAGGCGCCTTTTCTCCCTCACCTTTGACGGTAGTCTTGAAGGTGATTCTAGTCTTCAAAGATTTAGTAGATGTCTTATGCTGATAGCTAGACAGGTTTTTCTTATACATAAAAAGCGATTCATTCTCTGAACCGCCATTTTTTAAAAGTCGAACCTGGTAGCCATGGCGAACAAGGTCTCCACCCCATTGACCAATAATAGAGTGCTTATCTTTCGCAAATGCCTCCATAGCATTCTTAGAACCAATATTGAAGGTATGTCTATCCTCAATATCAGAAAAGAATGAGAATGGATTGTTACGAGTGATTGCGCCAGCAAAACGACTGAGAGCAGTTGAACCAGTCTGTCTATCCAAAGAGATTGGATTGATCACATAGTTATTCAAGAGGGTGAATACTTGGTTCGCATAGACCTGAATATAGCCATGCTTCTTCTCAACCTCGAAAATCACAAAATCCTGCTCACCGTGAAGGTCGTCAGCCGTCAGGAATGTCTCCTCTTTCAGCTTCTCCCATAAGGAATCAGAAGTAGGGAATCGGAAGGTCAATTGATAGGTATTGCTATCTATCTGAACGATTTCATCCGCATAAGCAGCATTCAGAGGTGTGTTGCCATTTGTTAAATAAATCAAACTTTATACCTCCAATTCGGTCGAATAGTAATCTTACGAACATTTCCAATAAACGAGATGCCGACCTTACCAGTCGGTATTTCCAAGAACCCTCCACGTTTCCTGAGAGTGTTCTGAACCGCACCAGTAGCGTTGTAGATATTTTGCTTGCCTTGCCTACAATCAATCGTGGCCTTGGTCTTAATCGCTAGATACATGGTTTTTCGGCCAATTGTAAGGGAGACGTCACCATCCCCCTCGACTTCAATTAGTGGTTCCGAGTAAACCGTGCCAGGGTTGTTGACTGTACCAGATGCCGTAAGAACCACAGGATCTATATTTTTTTGGTATCGGAACGGTTGCATTTCTAACTTGATTTCTAACTTCCAAGCATGATTTCCAAAAGGTTCAAAACTAGCAGTCACAAAGTTAGCATAAAACAATGAGCCAAGCTGATAGCTAAATTCCAAAACGTTATCATTCGATTGAAACTTATCAAGAATACTTGAAATCTCAACCATTTTTTTAACGTGGAGAGTGAAGGTCCTTTCGTAACTGTCGAAAGAACCGTCTAACACACGGTAACTACCATTGACTCCATAAAGAGTTGCCTTCTCTCCTTTTGGCTTAGCAGCCTCCACCTTCCCAAAATCGGTCACAACACAACCAGGAAGGCTTGATGTATTAAAACCGTTGATGATCATATAATCCATTAAATTCCTCCCCTCGCATAAATAGCACCATGTTGTTCGTAGGTTTTGAGCGAGATAATGTCATTGTCTAGATAGACATCTGAAGATTTCTCAAGGATAGCAGTAAGGATTTTCTCCATACTTGCTCTCAGAATCGCTATCTCAGACACAGTTTTACTCTCATGTGCTTCAAATTGGGCTGACGGCATAGCCAACTGTGCCTCAAGACTTTTGGTTACGGACGCAGATGAGTTCAGATCCAGACTGTCTCCTGAAAATACATCTGAAATTTCATCAGCCATGCCTCCGACCGTTTGCTTAACATCCTTAAATTGGTCTTGCAATCCTTGGCCTAACCCTTTCATAATTGCATTACCTGCAGGGATCAACAATTTCCGGTCATATTCAATAGGTCCTTTATGGTCACGGATCCAGCTAGCAATACCACCGACAAAATCAGTTACAGAAGACCACATAGACTGCAAACCATTCAAGAAACCTTGCAAGATTGCTTGACCTGCACTATACAGATCAATGTTCCACAATTGATTGAAAAAATCAGTGACATTACTTACAAGACTAGACACAGCATCAGACATAGTGTTCCATGCGTTCTGTGCTCCAGACACAAGACCATCAATGATGCTTAGTACACTAGCTTTTAAAGTTTCCCATGCAGAACTTGCTACGCTTTTGATAGTTTCCCAAATGTTAGATAATATCTGAGCAAAACCATCGAAGATGATTTTCCCAGCATTAATCAAACCATTCCAGATCGTTTCACCAACACCTTTAATGGTTTCCCATGCGCCACTCCAATCTCCATTGATAGCCTGCATGACTGCCTTGATAATGCCTTGAACCACGTTGATAGCAGTTTGGATACTGTTCTTAATCAATTCCCAGACAGTTGTCACAACCGTACAGATATTATTCCAGGTTCCCTCAATAAAAGGAGCAAGGATATTCATTGCTGTTTCAATAATGGATTGAATAATCGGCATAACAGTCTGAATTACCGTTTGGATTGCGTTCCATACGGTTTCAAAAGTCTGCTGAATCAATCCTTGATTTTCAGACCACCAAGTGGAAATTTTATCCCAAACCGCCTTGATAAATGAGGCTACTTCTTGAACAATCGGAGTTACAAATTCAACCAAAGCATTCCATGCAGTTGTTGCAGCTGTAACTATATTGTTCCATACTTCAGTAAGCACTGGTAGTAATTCATTCCATGTTGCTGATAGCCATGTCATAAAATCTTGGAAGATTGCTTTACCTGTTTCTGTTTGGGTAAAGAAATACACTAGACCTGCAACTAAAGCACCAATTGCTGTAATAACAATCCCGATTGGATTTGCGCTAAGGATTGCAAAGAATCCCATTACTGCAGTTTTAACTGTTGCAATGATCCCAGTCAAGCCAGAAAGGAGCCCAGAAACCACTGAGAAAATTTTAAATCCAGCAAATGCACCTGCTAGTGTTGTTAATATTCCTGTTAGAGCACTTCCAATACCCTCTCCAAACATACTTGTAAATACACCTTTTAATGTCCCTAAAAGTAGTTTAGGAAGTTGTTTTAGGATATTTCCGATCATTGGCGCTAGGTTATTTACAAGGAAAGTTTTTGTTGATTCCAGCAAAGCATCAAGAGCTGGTTGGATATCCTCTCCCAAAGCTAACTTTCCAAGTACATTCTGAGCTGCTGCTTTCATGGATTCAAACGATCCGCTAAAAGTAGATGCTGCCTCTTTAGCTGTTGTCCCAGTGATGTCTAAATTCTCCTGGATAGCATGAATGGCGCTATAAACATCAGAAAGGTTGTTAATGTCGTACTTGACACCAGTCAACTTCTCTGCATCGGCCAATAAGCGTTGCATTTCTTGTTTTGTACCACCATACAGTACGTATTCGCCATAATTCGCTAAATTATGACCGTCTTTTCAGACTGCTCTATGTCGCCATAGAGATTAGACTATCTCTTATGCTTTTAAAAGCATCCTAGCGCTTCGACTCGCTTGAGCCTACTCTACTCCATTAAAAAAACACCCTCTCGGATGTTTTTTTTGTTTCGATAGTCGTTACACTTTCAAGATTAAATCTTGCTTAGCACGGTATTGTCTAGGCAACTCCTAGAGTTTCACCGTTTTCACTAGGTTTATACTCGGCTATGGTTTTTCTACCGAGTTTAAGGTTATCCAACATGGTGTAGTTTTGCTTCGCAAACCCTTGATAAGCCATCTGAATGCTTTCCATCGATGTCCCCATCTTGTTAGCATTATCTGACATATCAATCATGGCCATGTTTGCTGTTTCAGCAGCTTTGTTTGTATCACCGCCCAAAGACTGCAAGAGACTAGCTGAGAAGCCTGTCACATTTTCCATATAGGCATTAGCTGATAAACCTGTAGTCTTGTAGGCTTCATTAGCATACCCCTTCACCTTATCAGCAGAACCTTTGAAAAGAGTTTCAATACCTCCGAGCGATTGCTGAAGCGCTGCACCTTCACTGATTGCTGCCGAAAATGCCTTACCAATCCCTGCCGCTGCAATAACTTTCGTCATAACACCAACAAGACTAGAACCTAATGACTGCCCAGCACTTTGTCCTGCTGCGCTAGCTTCAGGATTGAGAAGTGATTGGATTTTCCCAGTGATGCCTCTAGCTGAGGGTATCAATTGTACATAAGCCTGTGCTATTTCTGTAGCCACTAATCCTCACCTCCTATCTTTTCTAAAATTTTCTGACGATATTCTTCAAAGTCCTCACCAGAATCAAAGATCATCTCCTTGCTTTCTTTAGCTTTAGTTTTTCCTGTTAGTTCCTCTGCAACCATTAATGGTTTGTTGATTCCTTTCTGACCGTCTGTTGTTTTAAACCAAACAAGAGCAGAAAGCCTATCAAGCACGCCTGCAAGCAAAAAGGTTTCAAAAGGAACTTTACTATTGGTCATTGCTAGTTTTATCCGTGAATCATCTCTCAGACCAAAAGCAAAAACAGCTACCTGGTCAGCAGGTAACTGTCTGTAATCAAAAACCCCATATGTTTCAGCTAAATCACAAATAAGAGCATCTTCATCTGTTTGAATCATTCTAGCAAGGAGCGCTATTTTTTTAACTGGTTCTGACTTGTGAAAATCTCACTAATTTCTGCTCCCATTTTATCCAAAGGAACAATGCCATCCGCAGTCCGCACATGGTTTTTCAAATCTTCTGATTTGTCACCAAGCATAAGTTTGACCACTTTTGGTAAAACTGCCGGATTTGTATCTACTTCAGCGATTGCTTCGAGCAACTCATAGTTTTCCAAGCGCTCTTTTGTGATTTCAAAAGAAAATCCGGTCGAAGTCACCCCACGGATTGTTTTAATCTGTGGCGCAGCTTCTTTATTTTTCTTTTTGCGATTTTGTTTTGACATAGTTAAGCTCCTTTGATGTATTCATAGTGTGTGTCATCAGTAGAGTTAGGAAAGGCAGTGACTGTCGTACCATATCCAAGAACACTTCCATCGTTATAAGTGATTTCATCGATGGCAGTTACCTTTCCTGAAGGGATAACAATACGTTTAAGTACACCACCTTTTAGAACTGTTTCGATTACAAGGCAATGATGTGGCAATTCTTTTGAATTTGCCTTAATGGTAATTCCTGATGACAAGTCCCCAGATACATTATCTGATCCATAAACTTCCTTCAAAACTTCCACATTCAATGCTTCAATCAGCATATATTTGAATGTGTCTGTCTTTTCCTTTTGAACTGAACTTACAACGACACCACCCCATGCCTTAATATTTTCTGACTCAGGGGAGTTGCTATTGGTCATACCATCTTCTGAAATATAACCTAGTGCTTTAAACGCATCGTCTAATTTTGTAGTTGCATCAGTTGGCAGTGCTGTTCCAAGAGGTGCAGAATAAACCGCACCTCCGGTTTTAGGTTTTGCAGTCGTTACATTTGCTTCTGTAGCCATTTAATTTCTCCTTTTAAAAATAATTAATATCAAATACGGCTTGATATCGATATTGTTTTGTTTCAGTGTCCGTAAAATTGTAATCACTGTTCAGGTGGACACCACAGATTGAATCTAACTCAATCAATCCTTTCACAGCTTTTTTGACTTTCACATTAAGCTCTGCAGCCTTCTGCATAGTTGGGCCATAACTTTGAAAAGCAAAGGTCGCACTACCAGAATGATTCCGCTCCTTCCCACCTGTCTTTTGAATAATGACAAAGCTATCGGGAGCTTCAGCTTCATGCTCAAAAAATGACGGTACATCTAAATGACCGTCAAGATATTTCTTGATAATAATTTCAATCATCTAATGCACCGCCTTCAACAAAGTGTTATTTTTCAAATTATCCCTCTTCGCTTTTCGTGTAGCTGGATAAATCATAGCATTGGCCCTTGTCTTACCAACGTGGCTATCTTGTTCATAGCCAGGACCACATCTTTTTTTAATGACCGTTGCTTCTTTGTTCAGAATGTCCTGAATCTCTTTGGATTTCAAAAGAGCTCCTACACCCGCACCGATAAGCTTGACTTTGAAATTACTCATACGCTTCAACCATCACTTTCTTGTTCCAGTCTAAAGGCATCATGGCTTCAATTCCTTCCAAAGGAATACCAATCGTGCGCCATTTGCGCCCAAAGAAACGAACCTCACGGTCTTTCCACTCGTTCTGATCGCCTTTTGGGATTCCTAGCGTGTAAGAAGCCTTCTTTCCGGTCAGATTGAGCTGATTAGTGACATCTTCTGTTGAAGCTGGGACAACTAGAACATTTTCTACTTGAATTTCAGTATTCTCATAAATAGGATGACCAAAGTCATCCCGACCAGTCTTGGTTTTCCCTGTCAAAGTTACAGTAATTCCTTTAATCCGTCCCATAGATATCAATCACCCCATATCTTTGCTTTTTAAGACCTAGACGTTTCAATTCCGAGTCCTTGATAAAGAGACCTCCACCAGGGACTAGATATGATCCACTGAAGGAATATCCTAAAGCAGACTCAGCCATTTGAGTCATTGGTTCCTGATCAGTAGAGGTCATCAAGGTGCGAGCGACCACATCCACGGTTACGGATTTGACCACCATGGCAAAAGATGGATCAGTAGCCACTAACCCATCTAAATCTTTGCCAACTTTTTTAGCTTCAACTCTAAGAGAATGAGAAACAACTTCCAACAGTGCTTCAGCTCGTTTTTCCTCATCGAATTTCAACGCCCGCCACAACTTTTTCAAATCTTCGACTGTTGCAAAGTTTTCCATCTCTACCTCCAGTCAAGCGACTACTGGACTTCAGTGTCCGCTTGTTCGATCAGCGAAATCAATTCAGTTTTTGTGGCGCGGTTATCATAAGTAATCCCTTTTTCATCAAGGATTTCTTTCAATGCTGCGTTAGTCAATGAGTCCAAAGGTTTGTATGCTGCAATTGGAACCCAATCACCCCCAGAAATTTCTGTGTTAGTGTTGATTGTTGCTCCTGTCTTTTGGTTTACATACTCAGCCATGATTAACCTCCCGTTTTCACGATACGAGCGAAACTAGCAGCATCCATGATACCCCATCCAATGTATGCTTCGCAACGGATATAAATCTGGTTATACCCTTTAAGGTCGCGACCGCTATTGTCAGGATCACCATACTTGATGATTTCCATTGGAACTTCTTTTGCATATCCCCATTTGAACATAGTTTCGAAGTCTCCAACGATTGCTGTGTTTTTAGGATCTGTTTGTGAGTAGGATACAGTACGGTTTTTATCCACTGTCAAACCATTGATTGCTTCAGGTACACCACCCCATGCTAATTCAGGATACAATTTCCCACCTTCAGCATTTTTCATTTTAGAGAGTGCAGTGGTAAAAATAGGGTCCAAAATCGCTCCAGTGATGTCGCGTTCTGATCCATCAATCATACCAACAGCATCTTCCATGCTTTCATCTGGGTTAGTATCTTTGAAAGGTACTGTCTGAGTAACTTTTTTGTCAAAGCAATTATCACCAATAATAGTAGAGGCTTGTTTTGTTCGTGGATTAATACCATGAATACTCATGATATCAAGACCACGAGCTAATTTTTTAGAAAAACCTTCAACAAAATCAGTGAGCATATCAACTTTTGCTTCTTCAGAAGCATGTAAAAATTCATCAGATACACGGGCACCGTATTCAACTTTGAGCGGCACAATAGTTACAGGTTCGAGGCTTACACCACCATGAGTCTTTTTGCCATTTTCTGCTACAATATCGATATCAGAATCGAAATCGAAAATGAACTCCTTTTGTCCATTAAACGGAATTGGTTTTTGAGGGCATAGCTTAGCGATTGACGAATGACCCTTCACCTTGTTGATTACCTTTGTTACAAGTTCTGGATCAAATAGATTTCCTTTTGAAAGTTGAGCTTCTGACATATTTTTTCTCCTTTAATCTTCGATATTTAAATTTTGAACCAAGTTTCTAACCATGGCTCTGTCATCATCCTCTTTAGGGACAATTGGTTCAGTTGATTTTACTGGTGCAATTTTACTTACTGGTTTCATAAACCCAGCCAAGCGCTCTGCATCTGCTTTGAAGCTTTCTTCATCAGTTCCCTGCAAACGATCTGCAAGGTCGTAAGGCAGTCCATGTTGCAAAGCCACACGAGTTCGCAGACTAGCCGTCTCATACCCAGCGATTTGACTCTGCAACTCTTCAAGTTGCTTGTCAGCATCTGCCTTGCTTTGATTAGTAGCTTCAATCGTTGACTTCAAGCCAACATTTTCTTCTTCCAATTCTGCAACACGAGACTTGAGCTGATCATAGTCGCCATACTTCTCTTTCTCTCGAGATAAGCGCCCCTTAATAGTAGCATCAAATTCTTCTTGTGTAGTGATTGGTTTAAATTCTGACATTCTCATGTCTCCTTTCTCCTGCTTCCCCGGCAGTTCGGTAATTTTTTTGGCATCAAAAAAAGCAGTCACCTGACCGCTTATTTTAATAACTAATTTTTTGCTTTTTCTTAGGCTTAGTAGTAGCACAAGCCCAGTGCGCAAGCAAAGCACTATCCATCAAAGAAATATCCATGTCGTCAAAGTGCGATCGATAACCAAAACCACCATTTGAGCCAATATTCCGCTTATCACAGTTAGTAGCTACTTTTGATAGCGATGGCTGGCCAACGTGACAGATGGTTTTCTGGTAAATTCCCTGCTCCCAAAGAGCATTGGCTACGATGATTTCCTTCACCGTTGGTAGAATCACATTCTTGATTCTGTAGTCCTTCAACTCTTCGTCCAGGATTTTTTGACCACTTGCGCCATCGATAACAATCTGAGCTACATCAGCTTGTCTCAGAAAGGCAACCATCCAATCATTACCATTACGAACAGATTGACAATCAACAGTTTCTACAAAGAAACGGCCATCCTTGGTCCGTGCAGCAATACTCAATGCCACGTTCGTTCCGTCTTGACCATACTTAATACCAACAGATAGCTTGCCAGATAATTCTGGAACATCATCCACCTTGAGCTCATTCCACTCAGTTTCAGAGATAGCAGATTTCTGATTGTATGTTGGCCAGAATCCCAAACGCTGGATATTATGGTCCAACTTATCCTCACCAAGCTCTGCTTCAATCTTACGCTCATTTAAATGGTAACCCATAGATGGATTTGAATTGTACCAGGATTCAACATCGTCAATCTCCTTTTCATCAGAAACCGACCACTCAGCCCAGCCAGAATACTTCCCTTTTCCAAAAAGACATGTCTCACGATACTTAGTAAAGACAGTACCACTTGATACTGGTGTCGGAGGTGTCCCACACATGATTGTGATAGGATTCTCACTATCCGTTACCGTGTACTTCAAGGCAGATTCCTGTTCGGTCGTGTACTCCTGAGCCTCGTCAATGATCAGCATATCAAATCCTTCACCAAGACCACCATTTGATGTTCTGGTACGGAATTGGATAACACCACCTGTTGAATATAGCTCAATTCTTTCTTGTCCCTTAGCTCGAATGGAGTTAAAATCCTCACCATCCACATACCCCATTTTCTCAAGGTATCGTTTCACCTTTTCAAAAGAGGAATGCGATGTAGAAATCCGGTGAGCCGTGTGAAGGATATTCAAACCCTTATGCAAGCCCCAAATTTCAAGAATATAAAGGATTTCAGACTTACCGTTCCGACGAGGAATAGAGTAACCAAACTTCTGATGAACCCAAAGACCATTTTTATCAATGGCCATCATTGGTAACAAAAGATTTTTCTGCCACGCATAACAAGAAAGACCTGTCCGCTCGTAAAGTTCAATCGCTTCCTTAGCTCTTGAATTTTTCTTGACGTATTTTAAAATCACCGATTGAGTAGGATTCTGATTGCCAAGTTTCTTCCTCGCCATTCTACTTTCCTTTCAATCGTCATCGCATGATAACCCTATCGCTGGGAGATACTGGATCACCTCCTAAACTAAAGCATAATAAAAGCACCTAACTTCAACTTCAGTTAAGTGCTTTTATTTAATCGGTTCACCCTTAGCATAAGCTTCTTTAGCCTCCGCAAGTGTCATTTTATTTGGACCGCCATCGGTATTTATAATACCTGTATTTTGCCAATGACAGACGTCACAGATATCATAGTCCATAACTTCAGTTCCACAAACAGGGCAATGAAGCCATAGATAACCATCAATCTCCCATGTCTTTTTTGAATTCTCCATCATAGTACTCCTTTCCTAAGTCTGGTTTAAACATCGTATTTATTTTATGTACTTTAGGATTTCCTAAAACATATACGTTGTTCTCAACATCATAACGAACTCGTCTATGTTCCGTCTGATAACCTAATATTTTATCCGATGTCTGTTTTGATAACAAATCAGACGCCATTTTTTGGTATTCTTCAATGGTTATATCGCCAAATTCTTTTCCATGAACTTTGAAATGACCATTTAAAGATTTTTCAGTAGGGAACTTTGCTTTAGTCCATTTTATACGGTCTTTTAGTTCCTTGTATTCCTCAACATCATTATACTTCAAATCCTGAAATTTTGCTAGTGAAATAGGAGCGTTTTTAACTCCTAAAACATCAACTATTTTCTTATACTCCTGAATATCTGCTTTGCGATTATTATCACGCACATCAATATTTATTCTCTTACGATTTTCTAATTCATCTGAACTCTTATTGCTGATTTTTTTAGTCCAGACATTTTGAATTTTTCCACTTTTCGGATCATAGTTAACGGTACATCTACAATGTTGATGTCTTCTATAAACGTCCTTTGGAACTCTTGGATATTTATAACTTCCTTGAACTTCTTGACACCATTCACAACAATGAAAATAAGATTTTCTAATAATCTCCGGTTGCAATCCAAACTGATGTTGAAACTCCGCATTCTTCCTGATTGTATCATCGATAATGGACTGAGTGAAATTCACAATAGGTTCACCGAGCAACCAACTCACATCTTCAAAATTCTCCTCAGACGAAAAGCGATTCACAATCCCAGCAATTCGGTCCTGATTTAATTCAGGAACTTGAACTTTAAGACCGATTTTCGCTTCATCGTTTAAATTCTTCTGAACATCACTAGCATAACCACTCACAAGCTCGTGATTTCGTCCTAGCACGTCCGTCAGCAAGCGTTGAGCGATATTGTAATACATTTTACCGTCTGGTAATTTACCGGCGCTCAGAGACGCTCCTAGAGCCTTAGAGAGAATTTCTCCAACTTCAATCGCAAACTCATTTGCTGTTTTGTAGGTTGCTTTTTTGGCTTCCAACGTGGCAAAAGCATTCCTGACAATCTCACTCTTACCGAAATCCCTCTCAAATCTCTCTTGAACCTCTTTCAAGATACCAGGCAAAACATCATGTTCCATCTGTCACTACCTCGCTGTTTGCTGGCTTAGCAGACATATCTCCTGCAATACCAGTAAGATCTCGGATGGTTTCTGCATTGATGTACCCAGGTAGTGCTTGATTTAACTTCACAACACCATCGCCAATCATAGTCATCGTATTCGCATCCGCTTCAAATAATGGTTCCCACTTGACTGTGGTTCTCACAAATTGGCTTCTAGCATAACGAAACTCATCACGCAAGCAAGCAGCAACATAAGCCACATTCAGCAAACCTGCTCCCAGCGACCGCTGAGCCTTTCGACCAGCCAAACGCAAATTCTCATGACTAGCCTTGATGGCTTCAACAGATGATGGATTATCTGAAACGAAACCAAGGTCATCCAAAGTCAACCCCATTTCACCAGCAAATCCAGCAGCGGCTGTTCTCAGTTGCTCAGTAAACGGTGACATGCTAGCTGTAGTAAACTGTCCAACGCTCGGCTTCTCACCTTTATCGCTTGAAGAAATCGTCAACAAGCTTGATACAGTAGCTTTCCATTTCTCCATAGGTTCCGCATCAGGATCAAGTCCAAGAATGTATTTCTGTGGCCACGAATAGAACTCTGCTGTAATATCAGCTCGCTCTAAAGTTCGCTTAGCGTATTTCTGATAATACATTCCTGCCCTGGTAATACGAGACCGACCAAAAGGACGGACCGCATCAGGACGATGAATGACCGGAACTAGCAGAGGGATACCTGTTTCATTCGTAACCGAGTAAGGCTCCCCATCTTTCGGAATAAAATGAGTAGCATTAGGTTCAAAGTATGCTTCAAGAGTTGGACGATTGTAATCATCACGAGCCAACACCGCATAACCTTCTACAAGCAATCCAGTGATAGGATCAATGACACCAGTTGCATTGCTTGATTCAATGACTTGCAACCTCACCTCATCATCTTCACCCTTCGAAATGTAGACAAAACTACACGAACCAATCAGCGCAGCTAAAATAGCACTATCAAAGAAGATATCAGGATTATTACGATCAAAAATTTCTGTAACATTAAAATCATCATTAGCAAATGCCCTGAAAATCAAACGATCTGCAAGACTATCAACTCCCTTTGCAGCCCAACCAAGAACAGCTTGATACTTTACCCTGATATGTGCAGGAATTGTGATTCCTGTCGGCGCTTCATAGTGTTGCATCGCATAATGCTTGTACCTCAGATTGACTCTGCTCTGATAGAGATTCAACTTCCTCCTGAGATAGTCAATTCCTCTTAATTCCAAACCGTTCTCCTTTCTTTGTGATGATTTGGCGCGAGAAAAAATGTACAGTGACGGCGTGAAGCCCTCGAGTGCCTAGTGGGAGGGGGATACCCCCCTATCCTCTGCTAGGACTTACTTCACACATATCTGTTATTTTTTCAAATTCTAAGCATTCATTATTATTTTTGATATTTTTAAAAAATAATATAATTTTTCTTTTTTTGGCTTCTTCAAGCTCTGTGCTTTGTCCAATCTCTTGACTGTGGCAGGTTACGATTGCCTACAACAGTAGCATTGGCTGACCTATCGTCAGCATATAACTTATCAGACTTCTGTCTGTTGCATTGCCAGTGGGCTAACTGCAAGTTTTGAATATCTGATGGATGACCGTTGCGATTGATTGGAATAATGTGGTCAATGACCGGACTTAATGGATGTGGGTACCTCAAGGATTTGTCAACTGGTAGTCCACAAATCCCACAAGTATTTCTTGTTTTGAGAATAATATTTTTATTCTTTTCAAAAGCAACTCTATGAGGACCGCTCCGGTCCGGTCTTTCATGGGGGGTATTCATTTAGGGAGGGGCCTTTCTTTTTTGGAGGTAGGGAGTTAAATTTTTATGATGTAGGGGGGAGTTTTTCAACCTTTAACACCCTCTTGTATTTAACATATCTTATATTTTGTGACTTTCGACAGAGTATTGTTTAACCCAGTTATGACAATGGTTTGTAGGCATTTCTGAATTATCCAATTTACTTTTTCTCAATATGTTAAATAAGTATACTTTTAATACGTAAAAGTAAGCATACTTTCATCGATTTCATCTTGGTTATATCCGATGTAATCTAAGGTAATATCTGGTGCAGAGTGATTAAGTATTTGCATTAGAATAGCTATATTCCCATTTTGTTTGTAATGATGATAACCAAATGTTTTTCTCATCGAATGGGTACCAATGTTTTTTAATCCTGAATGTTTAGCTGCATCATTTAAAAATTGATACACAGCTACTCTACCAATGTGTTTAATACTTACTCCGTCACCTCTAATTTTCTTTCTGCTAGGAAAAAGATAGTCATAACTCTCAAGATGATTTTCTTTTATGTAACGATCCAAAGCTTTACGTAGTTCAGGATTAACTGCAAATTTTCTTATTTTACCAGTCTTCTTCTCTTTAACCTCAATTCTATCTTGATTGACATGCTTTACTTGAAGAGGGACAATATCGCTTACTCGTAGCCCTGAATAAATTCCGACCAAAAAAAGAATGTAGTTTCGCTCACTTTTTGATTTCAAATAATTCTTCATTCTATCAATGTCATCTGGTTCACGAATGGGTTCTACTTTCTTCATGGTATCACCTCCAAACCACAAGAAAAGGCAGGTTGTGCCTGCCTTTATAATTATTTCATAATATAATTTTAGCACACAAAATCGTATATTTACTATTGACTTACTCCGCTTTTACTCCAAAATCACAACTTGTTCACCATTTCGGTAAAGCTCTGCAAATGCTAATAAAGCCTTACTAAGAATTTCATAATATGAACTTTCTGAAATTGCAAGCTCATTGTACACCGTCTCGTCTTTTTTTTGATGCCAAACAAGATACTTCTCATATATGATTTTACGATAAAAAGAATCATGTAATTTGCTGACAGCCTGTTCTATCGCATCTAGCTCTAGCTCTGCATCAACTTTGCGAATTGCCAATTTCTCAACTTGACTATTTTTACCACTCGATGGATTGCGTGGCGTGAATGAGTAGGTCGTGGTTACTCTCTGACCATCTGTATCATTTGCTACACGACGCCAGTGAGGATATCCCTCCAAAATTTTCTTGGCATTTTCTTTTGTTTTGGCTTCGTTTATTTCTGGAAAAAAAGGCATCGCTCACCTCGTTTCTATACCGTTTATATTTTAATCATGATTAGTAATCACGCCACCGGCTCCATTAACAGTAACCCAGCCATGCTTCTCTCTGGCTTCTACTTCTTTCATACGGATAAGGTTGTCTGTGATTGAGTCTGACTTAGCTTTGTTGGCCTTGGCTTCACCTTCTGCTTTGATGATGCCAGCATCCGCTTCAGCTTGTGCTTGAACCTTCTTAGTATCCGCTTCGACCTTAGCTTTTTCCTGTTCCTGTTTAGCTGTGTCAATTTCCTTCTGTTTGACAGATTCAGATTTGATTGCTGCTTCAATCTCATCTCCTGCATCCTGATCAGTGATTGTGAATGAAACAAATTCAAGATCATAAGATTCAAATTTTTCTTTTAGTGCCTTGTCAATCTCTTCATAGACTTCTGTCCGCTTATTCCCAAGAATGTCGTAGATATCATAATTCCCAGTAACCGACTCGATAGCTCTCTGTACTGCCGGAGCAATTACACTCTCATTGACATTCTCTAACTTGGTGTAGTTTGAAAAGATCGTCATAGCTTTTTCTTTATTAACGCGATACTTCACATCGATGTTAGTGTTCAGCCATTGACCATCTTTGGTCTGAGTTGTGATTTTTTCCATCGTCTTCGTCTGAACTGAAGTCGATAGAGTATAGACGGTATCGATGAAAGGAATTTTAAGATGATAGCCTGTTTGTAGGGTGTTTTCTTGAACACCTCCTATTGCACTGACCTTTACTCCAACCGTATTAGCTGGGATGCGCTTCACAGCAGTTCCCCTAAAAATTCCTAACGAAGCGATAGCAACAACCGTAATGATGCCACCTTTTGCAAGTTTTGTAAGTTTAATTTTCCCTGTTTCGTGATCGTATTGTGTAAACATTGTTTTTACTCCTTTTTTAAATCATTTTTCCTTCAAATACTAATGTAATAGTCCCTGTACCATTTCTATGCTTAGAGACCAGCGCTCGACAATCTGAACCATACTCAACACCATCAATTGTGATGCTGCGTTTTATATTGTTAACATTGATGATTGATCCATTTTGTGTTTTAATCCTCATTATCCACCTCAAAAAGTTCCGGATTTTCGTAGATATTCCCAATGACTTTGTAATACGGTAGGAATCTCTTTGCGATGTCAATCCGATAGGTTCGACTTAGACCATCGCCGTACCAGCGACCTTTGTCTTTGTCATACTTGACAATAAAGGTATATTCGGTCTGTATCTGATGATGCAGGATATCGCCCTCAAAAACTTCTGTACCTTCCTTGTCACAAAGACCAGTTGACTGCATGAGGTTAAGGTCATTATTTACAATCCATTCGTTAGCCTCAGAATCTTCATCCTGTATCCAAATTTTCCCATCACAGACCATCACTTCGTCTGGTTGGTACATGTGACTTAATGAGCCACTGTCATACGCTCTAAATCTTGGAATCATTTAACAAATCCTCCTCTTTCACGAATGAACCATCAATCCAGCGACCTTTACGGTCTTTGATTTCTTGATAAGCAAGTTCAAAACATTCATCAAAATCATATCCAAGGTTCTTCAAATAACCAATGCAGCGTACTAGATTGTGTCTGCACATTAATTTACTAGCAAATCCTTGAGACAGTTGAAACTCACTAATATTTGCATTGATTGAGATTAATGTTTCCGGAATTTCTTTCTTTCGTAAACTACCAGATTCCTCAAAAATCTGATTCACATCTTCCTTAATGAGTAAGGCCAGACCGACAATAACAACTGCACAATCTCCGATACTATCTTTGGTCACTTTATCATTCTTCTTGAGATACCCAGCGCATAGCTCACCAAATTCTTCACTAAGCTTGAGTGATTGCTTGTCTAATCGTCCACCGTTTTCGAGGTCACGGTCAATAAACCATTGTTTTACATTTTCTAGTGTGTTCATGTTAGCCCCTATTCGATATCTGTAGATGATTCCATTGTCATAATAATTTTTTCTAACATAGATTTATGTAGCGTAATGTAATTATTTTTCTTTACTTGTTTGCAAAAGATACAGATTCGTTTGCCAAGATAATTACATTTTCCAACTGAACGATAGCTTTCAGCTGACTCAATTTGTTCTTTGTTAGCCGAGCTAACAAGAATTACTTCATCAGATTCTTTCCAATCAGTAATTCCCATACATTTGTGAAAATTCTCAAATGCTAAATCGGTTAAAATATCTCTAGCCATTATTTTTCTCCGTTTTCTAGTGTGTTCATAATTCGATATTATCTCCAATTCCTACTTTTTCAAATTTGTCTTCACTCACCACGAACACGTTACCGTTTACCATGATAGTGAAAAGATTTCCGATTTTTCGTTTTTCTTCCACCTTGCCAGTAATCTGATATTTACTATCAGCGTGATAAACAAGCAAGGGTTTTTGTTGCTCGTCTATAATCGATCGTTGCATAAATAATAAGCAAGTAGTAAGTAAGGCATAGCCAATTAAGAAGCGTTTCATTCTTCCACCTCCTCAGCATTTTTAAAAACAAATCCAACTCCATATATTAACAAGTAATTTTGAAGTCTTACAAAGTCTTCAATCAATTCCGCTTCTTGCGTATCGTATTCAGCGACTTCATCTAAAAAATATTCTATGTCGTCATGTTGCACACTGCCGTATTCTGTTCTTTTGTGATTCATTTCAAATTCACAACCATCTACATCAACTATGTAATGAATCCCATCTGTCGAATTTTCGTATTTATAATCTTTAATAATCATTCTTCCACCTCCTCATTTTTCTAACGTTTTGATTACATTTTCAATATGTTCTTTCTTCTTCTGCAACTCTTCCAAACTTTTGACTTCTATTGCTTTTTTAATGATTTCAAGTTGTTCAATTTCTTTTTTAAACTTGATAAGTTCTTCAACTTTGCGAGCATAATCCCTAAAATTATTTGCCCAGTCATATTCATCCCAACCAAAAACTCTTAAAAGTTCTTGTTTTAAGTCATAGTATTTTCTTTCCAAATCTCTATTGACCATCGCTTGAGAATACATAATGTAGAATGTCATAGCCGAAATCAGCAAACAAGCAAAGAACATTCCCCAAAACATCAAATCTTTCATTCTTCCACCTCCTCAATCTCAATACCTGGGCAATCAAACACCCAGCCAAAGCCAGCTTCTTCTAGTTCTTTGCGGGTGTGTTTTGTTTTATAAAGTGTGGTTTCTTCTTCACTTGAAAAATTCCATATTTTTTAATGTTTTTCGCAGTTCAAAGTTTCGTGATTTTCTCGAATATTTTTCAATCTCACAATATACCGCTTCTCTTTTTCTACCTCGTAGTCGAAAAACCAAGCAAGAGCGAAAAATCTTTGGTTATCCCAGTTTTCTAGCCACTTATTTACTCCCGGACTTCCATATTCCATAGCACCAGCTAAAGAGTAAACAGTTTTAGCTGTCTCAATCCACTCCGCCACAAACTGAGGTACTTTCACTTTCTGCGGTTCGTCTAGTTGTTTCACTAAATCTAAAACATCGTCCAAAGCAACATAAAACTTTTCTCCATACAATTTATCTAAACTTCCAATTTTCTCAATCAATTCCTGCTTATTCATCTTCCAACTCCTCCAACTGTTCTTGATACCTTTTCAGTTTCTTCTTCCAAAAATCACGTTCAGCAGCTCTTATGTGCACCGCTGATTTATGACTTGGTTTCTTCAATTCTTCAATCTTTTCTTCTGCTACTTCGATTGAATGTTTCAAAGCTTTAATCATGGCTTGTTTGTTATATTTCATGTTTTAACCTGATTATAAAAATCCAGCTCTTGCACCTCATGGCTCAAAGACACAAGAGCTAGCAAATTCTTTATACGTCATTCGTCCAAGTCTGACGCATATTCTAGCTCGCTTTTAACGTGGTTCGCGGCACGTTGATTTT